GATGAGTTTGATAAATTGGGTAAAGCGATAGAGAAGGCTATAAATGGATAATAGCGAGGCAATAGAGTTGAAGAAAATGACGGCCATTCAGTTGAAGGAGGTTGAATTGGCTAAGTATAACCTGTCCGACACGGATGGCCGTCTCTCTATTTACATCGATGAGTGCATCAGTAATCCGGATAGGCATAACCTGTACGAACTTCTTGCGATAAAGAGGTTCTTTTATTTGAGAGATAAATACGACTATCGACCCGGTGAGGTTCGCGGGTTCATCGCTTTGTTCGAGATGCTCAAGTTCTCCGGAGAACAAGGCGCAACGAGAATCAAGGCAACACCGGTGCAAGTTTTTCAGTTCGCCAGCGTGAAGGGGTTCTACCACAAGAACTCGGACAAGAGGCTCATTAATGATGCGCTATTATTTGTACCTCGCAAGTTCGGTAAGACCACAGAGGTATCAGCATTCATGGTTGATGACCTGCTGTTCGGTGACGCGAACTCTCAATCATTCGCCGGCGCGAACAGCTACCAGCAAGCGCAGATCCTTTTTACTGAACTGAAGAACGTGCTTCGCAGGTTGGGAGGGTTGAAGCGATTCAAGATCAACAGGGAGCAGATCACAACACTCGGATCGGAGCGTACCTCGTTCGCCAGGTGCTTAGCATCTGATGCGTCAAGGCTTGACGGTCTTAATGCCTCCCTCGGCATCTATGACGAGTTGGCGCAGGCCCCCTCGTTTGACTTAAAGAATGTTATCGACTCATCGATGGGTGCAAGGCGCAACCCTCTAAGCATAGCAATCACTACTGCAAGCGACAGGAGAGACGGCCCATTCATCGATATGCTAAACTACTACAAGCAAATCCTAAGGGGCGAGGTAGAGAACGACACGATCTTCGCTCATATATTCGAGCCTGATGTAGAGGATGAGGAAGGATCACCCGAAACGTGGAGAAAGGTGCAGCCGCACATGGGCGTGACTGTTTACGAAGATTTCTATGAGAGAAAGTGGATGCTGGCTCAATCCAGCACAGAGGAGATGAAGGAGTTCAGGAACAAACTTCTGAACGTATTCACAAAATCAGAGGCAAAGGAATGGATCTCGAGGTCGCAGATAGAGGGGTTGTTCTATAAGCACCCGGGTGTTGAGGGTATGCGATGCGTTGTTGCCGTCGACCTCTCTGTACGTGATGACCTTTCGGCCGTCACATACCTATTCCACATTCCTGACAGGTACCGGGATAAGAAGTATTGTCCATTTCATTCAGTAACGGAGTATTTTATCCCGGAGGAGACGATCGAGAAGCATCCGAACAGGGATATATACAAGAGCTGGATCGAGGCAGGGCATCTGACCGTAATGGATGGGCCAACCATAGACTACGAGAAGCTGGCCTATCACATTCTGGACAAGCCATACGTTATCAAGGGCCTTGGGTATGACCCGTACAAGAGTAAAGACTTCCGCAAGATATTCGAGGCGATGGGAAAAGGTCAGTACCTATACCCGATAAAACAGACCAACGGGGAGTTTACTTCATACGTTGAGGCTATCGAACTGGCGGTTTTTAATGGGCAGATGACATTTGACCCGAATCCCATAACGGCATACTGCTTCGATAATGCGGTGATCGATGAGGACCGGCTCGAAAACAGGAAGCCGGTAAAGGAAAAGCCAACAGACAAGATCGACGGTGCGATCACGAACGTGATGGGGTTTTGGATGATGAATAATGTAAAAAATACTATCTTATGAAGAAGATAAATGAGTTTATTTTCGGCAAACGAAAAGCGTATGAAGTTCTCACGCAGGGCGAGGCATTTAAGATTGCCGGCACACACTATCGCTGCGGAAGGGGGATGCTGACGATCAGAGATAACTGGTCAAAGGTTGCAACGTTCAAGGAGTTTAAATCAATAGTAGAGAAGTCATGAAAAGAGGATTGATAGAGCAAAGATCTATAACCGCATCCGACCCAACGTTTTTGGAGTACTTCGGAATCGTAGGGACAGACGGAAGCGGTGTGACGGTTAGCGGCCCCGAACAAGCCATGAAGTTATCAGCAGTTTACCGCAGCGTGTCGATCCTTGCCGGAACGATAGCATCTCTGCCGTTGTACCCGAGAAAGAGAATCAAGGGAGAACACTTCGAGGTAAACTACGACAGCCCGTTGTATCGAATACTACGGTGGAAGGCATCCAAAAGATTGACAGCCTATGAAACGATGGAGAGTACGGTTGCTCTTGCTTTGATGAGGGGCAACTCGTATTTGTTTCCAAAATTCAAAAATTACGAGTATGACGAATTGGTGTTATTAACACCCGGCACCGTTGTTTACGACAAGACTACCGATAAGTACAAGGTCAATGATGTCATCAACGGCATCTCCGGCACGTTCGATTCGTGGCGACTTCTCCACATCAGGAACAAGAATCTTGACGGCAGCAAGGAGGGCATCAGCACGATACAGTACGCAAGTAAGATACTTGACATTGCGGCCAACGCAGATGAGCAGACCCTCTACAATATGAAGTCGGGCAACAAGCAGAAGGGCTTCCTTACCGGAGGGAATGTACTTGAGGGGATGGGGCGCATCCAGGATAGTCAGGTTGATACAGTGGCAAAGAGACTCGAAGAAGAACTCGCGAGCGGCAAATCTGTGATGAGATTGCCAGGCGAATTAAAATGGAACCCATACTCCATTAGTCCAGCCGATGCACAGATATTGGAGAACAGGCGGTTCTCTGCATTCGACATCTGCCGGTTCTTTGGTGTTCATCCCGACAAGGTGTTCATGGATCAGGCGCAGAACTACAAGGCGAGCGAGATGAGCCAATCATCGTTCATGACCGATACGTTGCAACCCCTACTCACGCAGATCGAGCAGGAGTTCACTACTAAGCTAATATCCTATCAGAACATCGGCACGAAGGAAAAGATCATATTCGACCGCGTGGCTCTTTACCAGCTTGACCCCAAGGGGGCGGCTACCTATTACAAGGAGATGTTCTCTGTTGGCGGCATGACATCTAACGAGATACGTCTTGTTAATGATAGACCGCCCGTTGAGGGTGGGGATCGTGCGTTCGTGACTGCGAATGTCGCACCAATCGACTCGCCAAAAATATCAGGAGAAAGTTCATAGCAATGGTTTTTTAGTGGTTAATTATGGAGAAGGGCACGCCGTGAGGCGCGCCTTTTTTATGTCTTTACCTCGGGGTGCGTAGTACGAAATACAACGTTTTTTTCCTATTAAGAAAGGGGTCACTATGCACGATAAATTAGAGATACGAAGCTATGGAGGTGACGCTGCTCCGAGGCTCGACGGTAGAACCATTGACGGGTACGCTATCGTGTTCAACCAGCGATCCGAGGTGATGCTCGACTGGACACCAGAAAATGGGTATCGCAAGTTTGTGGAGGTCATCGACCCGGGCGCAGTAGACGATGACCTATTGCTTTCGAGCGACATTAAAGCCACCGTTGAGCATAACAGAGAGAGGCTCCTGGCTCGGCACAACAAAGGTAACGGCACCCTCAAGCTATCAATCCACGACTACGGAGTGCGGTACCAGTTCGATTCACCAAAAACACAAGATGGAGACTTTGCGATAGAAATGATCTCGCGGGGCGACATATCAGGATCGTCCTTCGCTTTTAGCGTGAAGGACAAAGATACCGTGTGGACTAAAGAGGGAGACCTGTGGGTTCGCACGATCAAAAGATTCTCCGGACTCTATGATGTCACCATCACGACCGACCCCGCATATTCGCAGACACAGGTCAGCGTGAGGAGCCTCGCGGATATGGATCAAGAACTTGATAAACCGGAGACGGGAGATCCCGAGCCGGACGATTCCTATAAAGTAACACTTCAATTATTACGTAGTAAAATCTAACTAATTTTTTAAATCATGACAGAAAAGGAAAGACTCGACAAGATCTCCCAGCTTAAAGGCGATATGAGATCCATGCTTACCAAAGCAGAAGGTGAAAAGCGCAATTTGACCGAAGATGAACAAGCCACATTTGACTCGTTGTCCGAAGAGGTCCGCATGCACATCAATTTTTTCAAGGCGAACGAAATGACCCCGGAGAAGAAAAAGGAGGCTGCCAATGTTCGCGCCATTTTTGCCCGCAACCTGGCAGATGCCATTGAAAGCGGAAACAGATCTACCAAGATCGAAGTTCGCGGTACCATCGACAGCACCGACATCGATGACACCATCCCGGTGCTCTACAAGGATGTTCTCCATGCACTCGAACCCAAGTTGATTATCAACCAGGTAGGTATCAAGATGCAGGCCAACGTTCAGGGCGAACCCATGTGGCCAACCGTTGGAAATGTAGAAGCTCAAATCAAGGGTGAAAACGCAGAACTTAGCGACAGCGAGATCAGCTTCGACAAGATCTCCGCATCTCCGAAGCGTGCCGGTGTATCTATTCGCGTGAGCCGTAGGGCGATCAATCAGAGCAACCTTGATCTCTACGACATCGTTGTTGAGAAGATCGCCAGCGCAATCGCAATGCTTTTGAACAAATGGCTCGTATCTCCGACAGCTATCGCAGAAGGCGTTGAGGGAGTATTCGTAAAGAATGCTGCAGCTGTAATTCCGATGTCAAAGCAACCGTTCTTGGACGAAATCGTAGGACTGGAGACAGCCGTACTGAACAGCAACGTAAACGGTATGAACGGTATGTATGTTCTCGGTACCGCAATGCGTGGTCGTCTTAAAACCAAGCCGATCGCTCCGAATCATCCTGCAATGGTTCTTACCGGCAACGAGATGAACGGATACCCGGTAGTTACATCCAATGTGATCCCTGCTGATTATGTAGGATTTGGATTCTTTGAGTATGCGGTTATCAGTCAGTTTGGAGACTTCTCCCTTGTTGTTGATCCCTATACTTTGGCTCGGAACAATGAGATTAGATTCACCGGAAACAGTGAATACGATATCACAGTACTGCGCCCGGAGGCATTCGCTCTTGGAAAAGTCGAACCTAACGTGAAGATCTACACCGATAAGACTGCTGTTGCATTCGAATCTGTAGTGAATGAGCCTGTGTCAACCCAGGTTGTAGTGAAGGGTATTAACTTGACCGAAGCTATTGCAGCCGCAAAGACCGGCACCAATGCAGCAATGATAACATTGAGCTCCACCTCATTTGCGAAAGACGAGCTGGGTAAGGTTGATTCTATCCTGACCATTACATACACCCCGACCGCAGCAGCAACGAATCATGCGGCTGTGGTAACGCTGTCATCGGCAGGGGCAACCAGCGTGGTTATCAACTTAACAGGCGTAGCAACAGCTGAATAATGGTAGCAGATCTTGAAGATATTAAAAGACATCTTGAGGTCGACTTCGACAGCAATGATGAACTAATAACTTCCTTGATTAAGGCAGTGGAGGCATCGGTGGAGAAATCCATC